ATGCGTAAATACTTATGTCATAAGGATTTACGGGGATTTGTTTATGTATTTTTGCCTCCCTACCTGATGGAATGGGCGCAAAAAACTGCTGTTTTTATGCAGATGATACGAATTATGATACTAAAAATGATACTGTTTTTGGTACTATCGTTGATACAAAACTGCATAATTACGGGTCTTTTCAAAAACCATGAAGTTTCTGAAGGAGGTTTTTATGCGTCAGTTTTATCTGTCTAAAAACAATCACGGTTATTACAGAGTTGTATTTGTTGATCCGGAAACGGGCTGGCAAAGTGTTGGAAAAAGTACTCATACTAAAAACCAATTTGAGGCTTATGCTATTGCTACTACCTGGCTTAAAGAAGGTGTGCCGGAAGGTCGTAGTAATTCCAGAACTTTTAATAATTCCGTTAAGGGCTCGGCAAAGAAGAACTTAAAAAGCATTGTAGATACCCTTACATTCGAAGAAGCTTCTAAACTCATTGAATTGATTTCTGCAAAGTTTGGAAATGCCTCTCCTGTAATTTCAAAAGCACCAGTTACAAAAACTGCGGCCCTTGTGAATACTGAAAAAGCTTTTGTTTCTGAAATTGCTGAAAGTGCTCCTGTTATGAAAGAGCTTTCTGCAGCAATGCCTGTGCCTAGAGCCAAGAAAAGATGCGTTGTAAAAAAGACTCCTATGTCTGAACCGGTCCTTGTGAACGCTGATAAATCGCTTGTTAGAGCTTGTGCAAGTACTGTGCCAAGTGTGGGAGTGACGGCAGAGGGGAAGCATTTACTTTGCGAGACTATGGACCACTTCTGGGATTATGAAAACTCTGAGTTTATTAAGCGTAGTTTGGCGCATGGGCACTCAATTTCGAAAAAGCATGCCTTTTGTATGAGAGCCTATGTACGCAATTACTGGGAGCCTTATTTTGGAAACGATGCTCTGATTGAAGACCTGGAACTTTCTGAACTTGATGATTTCTTTTTCTTTTTGCATGACGAAAAAGAGCTTGCTGGTGAGACTGTAAACAAAAATATAAACATGGCCAATAAGTGTTTTAAGACTCTTTTGGCACAAAAGAAAATTGCTGCAAATCCGCTTGAAGGAATTGAACGCTTTAAGGCTGACAACGAAGAACGGGGAATTCCGACTGAAGAGGAAGTTCGCCAGCTTCTTGAACTTGACTGGGAGAACGAGGCTGCAAAACTTGCCTTTAAGGTTGCGGCTTTCTACGGTTTGCGTGCCGGTGAAATAAGCGGCTTACGTGTCTGCGATATTGATGTGGTAAGTGACTTTATTCATGTGCGCCACAGTTACAGCGAGGTGGATAAATTAAAATCTACCAAGAACAAAGATACACGTGACTTACCGGTTAATCATTCTTTGGCCTTGCAGCTTATGAACCACGCAAGACAGAATCCGGCTTTTGGAGATTTGAGTTACGTATTCTGGTCTGTAAAAGACTTTTCGATGCCGATAACGCCTGGATATTATGCTGACTGTTTGTATAAAGCTTTGGAACAGATTGGAGTTTCAAAAGCAGAACGGGAAGAGCGCAATATTGTTTTCCACAGCCTGCGTCATTTCTGCTGTACTGTTTTGAAACAGCGTGCGGACACTGATACTGTAATGGCGATTATGGGCCATCGTAGTTATGTAATGACTGAGCATTACTCTGACCATGATACGCAGGAGAAGTTTAATAACATGCGAAACGTTATTTCTGGGGCTTGGGAGAAGTATCTTTCTGCTTAGTTTTTCTTATTTTCAACAAGTCATTAAAACTATTTAATGACTTGTTTATACATTCAAACAAGTTCTTGAAATAATCAAACACACTGTTGATGTTTCTCGGGTTTAAGATTTAGCCATAACGGATTTAATACCGTTATGGCTTTTTATTTTAACGCGAGGTGCTTATGACTGAGGAAAAAAGTGAGAATCTGGATCTGCTTTCTGCAGAAGAAGCTGCGGTTTATCTTGGTTTTAGCGTGGACTATATTTATCGGCTTGCAAGGGCTAACAGAATTCCGCATGTGACTTTTGGCAGACGTTTTATTTTTAGAAAAACTGATTTGTACAACTGGGTCGGCACTATGGTTCAGGGGGCTTAAATGATTGTAACTCTGGATGAGGTTCTTGATGAATCTGAAAAGTATGTAAGAAAAATGGCAGAGGAAAAAAGATACGGCGATATTACCGTAACTGTAACTCTGCATGACGGGATGCCGGTAAAGCTTAGCACGGCTTTTTGTGAGCATCTGGCAAGAAGGACTTTGAAAAAGTTTACTGTGCAGAAATAAAAAATATCAGGCGAAGGAGGAAAAAAGCGGTGGGAGAAAAGGACACTGTTTCGACATCCGCAAACATGAACAGTGAACTTGATTCGAAAGGCGGTGAAACTTTGATGTCTTGGGAGAAAAAATTAGAGAGCGAACCACCTAAGGCATTTAAGGCTTTCTGTCTTTTTCGTGCAATGGGCTACAAGCGAAGCATTAAGGCCTGTATGGAAATGCACGGAATTGAGCCAAAGAAGTATGGCTCCTGGGCGCGTTATGCTCGTCTTTACCGTTGGAATGAGCGGGCAGCAGAATATGACGCGTATATTGCAAAAGAAACTGAAAGGGAGATTTTAGCTGAGAGAGTTGAACGCCGTAAGAGACAGATGGAAATGTTGAACGGCTTTGACGAACTTGTTCAAAAAAGAATTAAGACACTGAAACCAGAAGACCTGAACGCAGATGGAGCAATGGACCTTCTTGAACGTTCAGCAAAGCTGGATTCATTTATTACAGGAGCTGACAAAGAAGCTGCAAAACAGCCGGTGCAGGGAGAACTGGCTATAAGTTTTGTAGACAGCTTTAAGGACTTATGACGACAGAAGTTTTTAAGCCGACTAAAGTACAGAAAAAAGCTCTGGAACTTTTGAGTTCTGGAACAAAACATATTCTGCTTTTTGGCGGCTCGCGATCTGGAAAAACTACTGTTCTTGTAATGGCAATTATATTTCGGGCTTGCCGCTATCCTGGAAGCCGTCATTTGATTTGCCGTTTTAGAGCTAAGGACGCAAGAAGTTCTGTTTTGCATGAGACTTTAATTCCATGGCTGAATAAAACAATAGGCGCAAAGAATTATAAAGCCAACGTACACGACGGACTTATAACTCTTTGGAATGGCAGCGAAATTTGGATTGGCGGGCTTGGTGACAAGGAACAGGTAGACCGCATTCTCGGTCATGAGTATGTGACTATCTATTTCAACGAAGTAAGCCAGATTTCTTATTCTGCAATTACGACTGCCTATTCGCGACTGGCGATGAAAGTTGAAGGCTGCAAGAATAAGTTTTTTTATGACTGTAACCCGTGTTCGCCAATGCACTGGGCTTATAAGGTGTTCATTAGAAAGATTGAACCGAGGACGGATGAGAAGCTTAATAAGCCTGAGCTTTATGCAAGTGAAGTTCTGAACCCGATGGATAATGCTGAAAACCTTGATGAAGATTACATCAGCGACATCCTGGATAACATGCCGGAAAAACAGCGGGCCCGATTCCGTGACGGTCTTTGGGTAAAACCTGAGGGCTCGGTTTATGAAAAGTTTGAAGAGTCAATGATACTGACTCGTGACCAGCTGCCGGAAGAGTTTGACCGATTTACAGGTGGCCAGGACTTTGGACTTCATATTGCGGCGGTTAAGGTTGGCTGGGTTGGAGAGACAGTTTATGTGGTCGCTGATTTTGGCGGCTTTAACATTACGACTAAAACCTCGGTCGAACAGCAGCAGGCAAAGAACTGGTATGACGACTGCTTTGTTACCTACTGCGACCCGGCTGGTGGAGAGAGAATTCAGGAAGTGCCGGGAGGAGTTAAGGCAAATAACAGTGTGGATGCCGGAATTGATTACATTATAGCAAAAATTGAGCGCGGACAGTTTTTTGTATGCAAAGACTGTACCGGTGTTCTTGGTGAAATATGGGATTATTCTCGCGACGAGAATAATCAGATTGTAAAAGTAAATGACCATTACATGGACGCTATGCGTTACGCGATTTTTTCTGCGGCAACCAGCGGCGTGGTGATGGGATAACGGAGAGCCGATAATAAATATGGGATTGTTTTCAAAGAAAAAAGATAAACAGAAAAAACTCAGAAGCTTTACAGAAATAAACAATGAGACTGTGGCTGATGATTTTTCTGTGCAGGAAAAGAAAACCTGTACTGACCCGTATTTACAGCATGCCTGGGTTAGCGTGTGCATTGATATTCTTACCAGAAACGTTGCCCGTGCTGAGTTTGAAATTAAAAAGAACGGTAAAACAGAAAGTGATTCAAAGCTGGCAAAACTCTTTATGTATCCTAATAAAAACATGTGCCGCTTTGATTTGTGGAAACAAACCTGTGCCTGGTGGAGCCTCGATGGTGAGGCGTTTTGGTGGTTCGGCGATGACTACTGCTGCGGGATTCCGACTGAGATTTATATTTTAAATCCTCGGAATATGCAGCATGTGGTTGATGGCGGAAAGATTATCAAATGGGTTTATACAGAAGGAGGAACGGGAAAACCGTTTATCATTCTGCCCGATGAGATAATTCATTTTAAGGATTGGAATCCCTGGAATGAATATCGCGGCGTAAGCCCTTTGGTAAGCTTGGGCCTTGAGGTCGAACAGGATTTGCTTGCCGCAAAACAGAATTCTGGACTTTTAAAAGAGGGTGGCGTTCCTAAGGGACTTTTGAAAACTGACCAGATTCTGACAGAGACTGAAGCTGAAATCTTAGCAAGAACTTGGGACTCAAAATACGGTCACGGTATGAAAAACCGGGTGGCAGTATTGGGTAAAGGTACAGAGTACCAGCCGCTGACGTTCAGCCCCGATGTTCTGAAACTTTACGATATGAAAAAGTGGAACCTGTACACACTTTTAGCGAAGTATGGCATTCCGCCGAGAGTTGCAAACATACAGGATTCCAAAAGCTCTTTGAGTGGAACGGATACAGACAGCCAGCACCGGGCCTTCTGGAACTTTACATTAATTCCTTTACTAAAAAATTTTGAGCAGATATTAGAAGTGCAGTTTTTTCGCCGTTTCAACTTACCTGAAACCGGAGAATTTAACCTGAACAATATTCCTGAATTACAAGAATCTGAGGATGCCCAGAGTAACAGGGATATTGCAGAAATTAATGCCGGCCTTAAGACGATTAATGATGTTTTAAGAGAACGCGGAGAAAAGGAAAAGCCTTGGGGCGACAGCTGGTGGAAGCCTAATTCCGTTTCGGAGATTGATTCTGAATAAAAAAAATAGAGGAAAAAAAATTATGAATGGTAAGGTAAAGAAAGTGATCATCTGTATGACGGATGAGTGGACGAAAAAGTTAACGAAGGAACTTGTGGAGAGGTATATGAGAGGGGCACAGGTTATTGACGGCACAAATGATCAGGAGATTTTTTATTATCTTCAAAAACTTGGGGATGATATTCTTCTAATCTTTGACAGATTGTTTATGGGCTTTATTTTGAAATACAAAATTATGTACTTACGCTCAATCAATCAGAACATGAAAATCATTTACTGCGAATGCGGGAACTGTATTACGGAGTTTGGGTTACGCCTTTGGGAACTTGGAGTAGACGGGTTTATCTGTGGTATTGAAAAGGAAATCAGCTTTCCAAAAGCAATAGATAAAATCTGTAACGGAGACAGAACTTTTCCTGAAATAATCAGTGACATGGTAAAAAGTGGTGAAAAGGAAGACAGACGCAGAATCAGTCTTGAACTTACTGACAGTGAATATCTTGTTGGTATGTACATGGGCAAAGGTTATAACACAAAAGAAATAAGCGGAGTAACAGGCCTTACAATTGATTCTGTAAGAACACTTTCTTCAACTATGAAAAGAAAGATTGGTTATAAGGGACCTAATGATCTGATCGTTTTGAATCAGAGGCTTTCGGTTTTTGATGTAAGGAGCTGGGCTTGTTAGTAAAAATTGATGGTGTGGAAAACAAAGAGTTTTCCAAAAACAAAAATCTGTTTTTGTCTTTTTTGAAGGACAATACACATTCTGGAAAAGTAGCTGCACAGGTTGAAGTTTTTAAGGGTGTGGATGTTCAAAAAGATTCCTTCCACTGGGTAATGAGTACCTTTGATACTGACCGCGACTTTGAAAAGGTGGACCCGTGCGGATGGGATTTGAAAAACTATCTTATAAATCCTGTCGTGCTCTGGAGCCATGACTATTCAATTCCTGCTATTGGAATTGCCCAGAATGTAAAAGCAGAAAAACAGCTTGAAGGAGACATTCTCTTTAACTCAAAAGAGATTGACGAGTTTGGCTGGAGCATTGGAGAGCGTGTAAAAGCCGGAGTTCTTCGCTGCGGCTCTGTGGGATTTCGTGTTGATGAACTGGAATTTTTGGATGCAAAAGACCGCGACTGCGATTGTATATTCCGTAAGCAGGAGCTTCTGGAATTTTCAATTTGCTGTGTACCGGCTAATCCTTTTGCGATACACGTACCGCAGAAGAGACTTGAGATTACGGAAGTAATTCAGGAAGAAGAGCTTTCGTATTGGGATAAGTTAGGTAAAGGCCTTGCACGGGCTTAGTAGTGCATAAACAAGAGGAAGTGCAGCGGCAACTGCACTTCCTCAATATCACCAAAAAGCTTAAGGGGGCTAATTGATGAATGAAGTAATTGTATCTTTGCAGCAGAAACTTAGCAATATGAAAAGCTTGGTTCCGACAGAAGCTGCAACACCGGAACAGATTTCAAAATACTTTAATGAGACAGAAGAACTCATTGACGGTATTTTGAAAATGGCAGACAGTCAGCAGACTGCATCTACATCAGAAATTGAGGGAGTTAAGGAAGCTGTAAAGGAACTTCGAAACCTCCTGAAAAAAACTGATGCTGAAATGAAACCTCTGTCTTACAGAGATGTTTGCTACAATCTTGGAAAAGCTTTGTGCGCAGCCTGGAACAAAGACCACGAAACTTTGGGTCAGTTGAAATTCTGTCCAAACATAAGGGCAGAGAAGTGGAACAATCCGAAAGACTTTACCTGGGAGACCGGAAAAGGTTTTGTTCCTTCAAAAGCAGTGCTGGGCGAGCCTATCGGAAACCTTGCCAACAATGACCAGTATCTTATCAATCCGATTTACGAAGAGACAATCATGCAGGAAGCTGCAAAGCAGTCTCAGATGATGAATCTTGTAACTCATCGACCTATGAATGGACCTTCAATATTTATTCCAGAGCGCGACCGCGGCGGAATTGAATTGAAATGGCTCACAAGTTACGGACAGAAAATTGACGCTACAAAATCAAACATGCCTACACGCACAGAGCTCAAGGCTTACACACTTGCAGGCTATGTTCCATTCTTTGACGAGTTTGGCGAAGATGTTTTTGTGGACCTTGGAAAGATGTTCCTGGAAGACTTCACCGAAGCCTACGGCCAGGAGTTTGACCGCCAGTGCCTGATTGCAGACGATGACCCATTTACTGGTGCTATTAATATGGAACATGCAGAAGTGTGCCGCATCCAGAGCACAGACGAAAGCAAACTCACATATCTTGATTTCAGAAAAGCTGAATTGATGGTAGAGCCGGAAGAAAGAAAATATTGCAAATGGTTCTTACATGAAACTTTCCTCAATCACATTGCAAACATTCAGGACGACAACCATAACCCAATCTGGAGAAAGCCAGGTGATGGAATGCCAGGAAGAATTGATGGATATGACGTGGTAGAAAGCCGCCTGATGCCGCAGCTTGCAGACGTGGAAGCAGACAGCGTTGTTGCAATCTTTATGAATCCAAAACGCATAATCCACGGAAACCGTAAGGGAATAGAAATCAAGAGATTTGATGAAACAACAGAATCTCTCGAATACGGCGAGCTCTTTATGCGCTTCCGTAAACGTGACGGCTTCCTTGTTACCAGACCAAAGAAAAACATGGTACTGCTTAAAACAGCAGAAGCATAACCCATAACCAAAAGCCAATATAAATATTGGCCTTTGGAAAGCGGGGGCGAAAAAAACTAAAAACCGAAGTGAAGGGGAAAGCAAGGCTGCGAAGCACCCGAAGGGCTTGGCCTTGCTTTTCACTGAACGAAGGTTATACTTTCGTGAGCCTCGCTTTTCAAGAGAGGTAAGAATGCATCCATTCCCATTTGAAGAACTCCAAAAAATCCTTGAATTACATGATACCGAATTACAGATAGATGAATTAATCTTTCAGTCTACAATTTCATACATAGAAAAAATCATTGGCTATCCGCTTGAAGATCATAATTACAATGAGATTCAGACAGTTAGAGACTGCAAGGTGTATACAAATCAAGACAACATAACAGAAATGGTGAACATCACAGATATGACGACAAAGGAAAAAGTTCCTAATTGTGTCATTGACGGAAGAAAAATAATGTTTATTGATCCAAAACTTGAAGGTCACGTAGTTTTCTTAAATTACAATGCAGGCTTTTTGCCTTTGACTTTACCAGCTGATTTGAAAGAAGCAATCATCAAACTTTTTCTTTTGAAGAAGAAAGAGTTTATTAAAACTCAAAATCATGAAGATGATTACGCTTTTGAAATACCTACCAACCTTCAGCAGACACTTGATATTTACAGGAGAAAGAATTACTGATGCAAGAATTTTTGAAAATGTATAACAGATTAAAATATCTGATGATAGAAAAGCTTCCTGAATATATTGACACTTGGAACAAAGAACATGAGCAGTATCAATTTGAACTAAAACAGTTTACAAACAGAACTTTATATAAAAACACAGAATTGCTGCCATGTTTTAATATGGTATTTGAAGAAGCCGAGCAGGGCAAAAAAGACCGTATTATAGGCACAATAAATTATAAATTTTCTTTTGAGTTTTATTTTGAAAAGAGTAAAATACCTGACTATGTTAAAATCCAACAAATGAAGCAGATTCTTAATGAAATGCTGAATGATGATGATTTTGAGCTCTGGCGTAACTTTGAGATTGTAAAGACAACTTCTAAAAGGATTGATTTTATTGTACATGTAGAATGGTGATTTTTTCCTTTAAAATTAAAAACCATAGTATAATGGTCATATGGGAAATAAACAAACTATTGTATTATTTACAAAAGAAGAAGTTGAGGAATTAAAATCAAAAGTTTTTGCTTACTGTCACTGGAATGATACTTTGATGAACAGATTTGAAGATTTGTTTACATTTCTTGATTTTCCAGATAACGGAGCCTTAGAGCTTAGAAGTACGATTCTCACACCTCCGAAGTTGGAACTGAAGCAGATTCAGAGGAAACCGAATGAATCTAGATAAAAAACTTGCAAAATATGCCAGACATATAGAAAACCCAAAATACTACAAAAAGATTTATAGCATATTAGAAAAAGGCAAGCGAACAAATTATAAATTCAAAGATTTTAATGATTATGACATGGTTGAAATATATGCCAGAATCAAAAGTTTCTTTGAAGTAAATGACACACCGGAAAAGCAAAAAAGAGTAATTGAATACTTTAATAAGATTTGGATCATTGTCAGCGATAAGCATTACATACTGGCTGAGACTCCTTATTTATGGATTGCACTTTCTGTTTATATTCGTTGCTATCTTTTCTTATTCTGGTCTAAGTTTACAAGATTAATAAATCCTTCACATTTTTTTGAATGTAATAATGTTGAATCTGAATTATACCTTTTAAGAGGGGCACTTAAGGCGGCCGAATATCTGGGGTGTGAAGTGGTTGATTTGGATGAATATAGACTTATTTAGAATATTTCTATTTATAAAGCTTAAAATTTAAATTATAATTAAGAAAGGAAAAAAATTATGGCTGATACTTTAGAAGATTATCAAAAACAATTTCCAAATTTAATTTCTGATATAATAGATTTTTTTGATGCAAGCAAAGCTTCAAATAATAATAAATTACAACCAAAGAAAGTTGTAGATTTTTGTACTGATAAAAACAAAAAAGTTATATACCAACCACAGGTTATAGATCAAATTTGTAAAATCTTATGTAAAAATAATGCAATGAGTTGTATCAATAATACAGATGGTATGGGTATAAACAATACTTACTTAGTATTTAATCGAAGCAAAAACGTAGATCCATTAAATAAAAATCTTTATTATAATTCTATCGTTTACGGTTTTACCTATATTTATAATTTTTACAAAGATTACGTTAAGCCTGTAGTAACTATAGATAAAGATAAAAATTATCATTGCGGTACTGCTTTTCTTTTTTGGAATGGAATTGTTACAGCAAAACATTGTATTGAAGATGTTACAAATTTACGTATTTCAGGATTTTCTGCAAAAGAATTAAATAATGCTAAAATATATATATCAGATAATCCTGGAATTGATATAGCATATATAGAACTACAAAGACAAACTTCAAAAGTACTTCTTGTTAACGAAGGTGAAATATTACAAGATGTTTTAGTAATGGGGTATCCAAAAATCCCAACATTTACAGATTTCTTAACCGCTGAAACAGCTTCTATTTCAAGTAAAGCTGAACTTCGCATAACACCAACAAAAGGTAATATTTCTGCAAAAGGATATCAATATCTAAATAAAGTTAATGCGATGCTTATTACAGCTAAAATAAGGGGTGGAAACAGTGGAGGACCTGTTATTAATTCAAAAGGTCAAATGGTAGGTATCGCTTGTCAACTCCCTGATTATAATGGTAGTCAAGGCGATTATGATGATTTAGGGTATGGTATTGCACTACCATTTTCATACCTTACAGCTATAATAGAAAAAAAGCCTAAAGAATTGATTAAAGGCAAAGACTTCTTTCAAGATTTCTCATAAAATATTATTTTAAATATACATAGGATAATAAAATGGCAGATAACAAAAAAGAAACAGAAAGAGCAGAACTCCACCGTACAATATGGGGAATTGCTAATGACCTTCGTGGCAGCGTTGATGGATGGGACTTCAAACAGTATGTACTTGGAATGCTCTTTTACAGATATATTTCGGAAAACCTGAATCGCTATATTTCTAAAGGTGAAATTGAAGCTGGTAATAAAGACTTTAGTTATGCAAAGCTTTCAGACAAAGAAGCACTTACCGCAAAAGATGATATTGTAAAAGAAAAAGGATTCTTTATTCTTCCTTCAAAGCTCTTTGGTAATGTTCTTGAAAAAGCAAACAAAGATAAAAAAGACCTTAACGAAAAGCTCGAAAAAATCTTTAAAGAAATAGAAGCCTCCGCAACAGGTACAGAAAGCGAAGATGATTTCAAAGGACTTTTTGACGATATCGACGTAAACTCCAACAAACTGGGAGCAACAGTAGATAAACGAAACGAAATGCTTGTAAAACTCATGAATGGAATTGCAAGCATGAATCTAGGCAATAGCGATTATTCAGATAATTCAATTGATGCCTTTGGTGATGCTTACGAATATCTCATGGGTATGTATGCTTCTAATGCCGGAAAATCTGGTGGTGAATATTACACACCACAGGAAGTTTCTGAACTTCTTACAAAAATCACAATTGTTGGAAAAAAGACTGTAAACAAAGTTTACGACCCTGCCTGCGGTTCCGGCTCTCTTCTTTTAAAGTTTGCAAAAATCCTTGGAGCAGACAATGTTCGTCTTGGCTTTTACGGACAGGAAATAAACATTACAACTTACAACCTCTGCCGTATCAATATGTTCTTGCACGATGTAAGTTATGATAAGTTCAACATCAAACTTGGAGACACATTAACAGATCCAAAGCATTGGGATGATGAACCATTTGAAGCAATCGTTTCTAATCCTCCTTACTCTATTAAATGGGAAGGAGATGATAACCCGATTCTCATAAACGACCAGCGTTTTAGTCCTGCGGGAGTTCTTGCTCCAAAAGGAAAAGCAGACCTTGCATTTATCATGCATTCTTTAAGCTGGCTTGCAACAAACGGAACTGCCGCCATTGTTTGTTTCCCTGGCATTATGTACCGTGGCGGTGCAGAACAGAAAATCAGAAAGTATCTTATTGATAACAACTACATTGATTGTATCATTCAGCTGCCGGATAATCTTTTCTTTGGAACAAGTATTGCAACCTGTATTATGGTTCTTAAAAAAGGTAAGGCAGAAAACAAAACTCTCTTTATTGATGCTTCAAAAGAATGTGTAAAAGTAACCAATTCAAATAAACTCACTGAGCAGAATATTGATAATATTCTAAAAGTATTTACAGAGCGAAAAGATAAAATTGATTACGTGAGCCGCCTTGTAGAAAATTCCGAAATCGCCCAGAACGAATACAACCTGAGTGTTTCAAGTTATGTAGAAGCCGAAGATACAAGAGAAGTAATCGATATAAAAGTTTTAAACAAACAGATTGATGAAATTGTTGCAAAAGAAGATACTCTCCGAGCAGAGATAGATAAAATCATCAGGGAGATTGAAAATTAATGAGTAAACTTGATGATTTGATAAATAAGCTTTGCCCGAATGGTGTGGAATATAAAAAACTCTGTGAAGTATGTGATATGCAACGTGGTGTATCACTGACAAAAGCAAATTCTGTTGAAGGTGAATATCCTGTAATATCAGGTGGAAAAGAACCGGCTTTTTATTGTAATCAATATAACCGTGATGGGGAAACTATAACCGTTGCAGGAAGTGGAGCTGGAGCTGGTTTTGTTCAATATTGGAATCAAAAGATATTTGTAAATGATGCATTTTCTGTAAAGGGACAAGAAAATCTTTCTACAAAGTATGTGTATTACTCTTTAACAAATTTACAAGAACAGATTTATGCAACTAAAAAAGGTGGAGGAGTTCCTCATGTTCATATCTCTAGTATAGATAAATTTGAAATCCCTGTACCACCTCTCGAAGTACAGAATGAAATTGTCCGCATTCTTGACAAATTCACAGAGCTAGAAGCGGAGCTAGAAGCGGAGCTAGAAGCGGAGCTAGAAGCTCGTCGTAAACAGTATGAATACTATCGCGACTCACTTCTACATCAGAAGAATAAAGCATTAAAGACGTATAAATTTAAAGAAGTTGCAACTATTGGCATTGGACTAACACATACTCCTGAATATGTTGATAAAGGAATTCCTTTTATATCATCTCAAAATATATCTAAAGATTATTTAGATATTATCAATACACCTATTAAATATGTTTCTGAAGATGAATATAAAAAATTCTTATCTGGTGCAAAACCTCAAAAAGGCGATATTTTATTTACTCGAGTTGGTTCAAATCTTGGTCATCCTACAATTTATGACTCAAATGATCCGTTAGGTATTTTCGTAAGTTTAGGATATGTTCGTATAAATAAAAAGATTGTTGATAACCACTATATGAAACATTGGATGAATTCATCAAATTTTTGGGAACAAGTCCGTAAAAAGACACTTAACATTCCAAAAGTAAATTTAAATTCAACTTGGATGTATGAATTCGATATTGAACTCCCTGAAATAGAAGAACAAATAAAAATTGCAAAAATTCTTGATAATTTTGAAACCTTCAGTAACGACATCACCTCTGGTCTTCCTGCAGAAATTAAAGCACGGCATAAGCAGTACGAATATTACCGCGACAAGCTTCTGACTTTTAAGCGTAGAGAGGCTTAGGAATTCCAAATATGACTTTTAATTCTATCAAAACAATTAATGATGCTATCAGATATGTAAAACAATTCCTTAATGATTATTCATTAGATGTAGATGGATTAAAAGATTTTCCATTCAAAAGATTAGAATCAGATTCAGAATACGGATGCCCTGGCAGAAGTTTTGATTATGATGATACAAATCTTGCAAGAGCAATATATTTTATTATCTGGAATGATTTGCCAGAAATGGATATTTCGGAAATCGGCACAGGGAAGAAATACCGTGGAGATACATTAAATACTTTTAATACAATGTTTTCTGCAGATTTATCTCGATGTGATATTCTTTCTGGTGGAAATAAAGAATTATGTGATAAAGCCGAAGTTTTCAGAGATATTTGTTATTCTCTGGGCAATTTTTCTGTGCTGCCAAATATTTCTATTCCTTTATCAAAGAATAAAGAAACAACAATTAATCTTTATAGAGGTAATTGGAATGGTTGGAAAGATTTTTATGATAAATTTTTAAAAGAATTGAATCTTTGTTTGCCAGAATCAAATAATGCAGATGAAGTATTTGTTGAGCTTGTAAAAGCCAATTCATTTTATTTTTTTCAAATTGATTCTATTTTAAAGTTTGGGAACATAAATTTTCTATCACCATATTTTACAGAAAGTGATACTATAAAAGAATTATTTAAGCATGATTTTTACGGATGGAAATTAGATTCAAAAGCATATATTAAGTTTGCGAATTTTTATATTGATAAATCTACAGAAATAATTAAGTTCCGTGCAGATGTAATTATTAAAAAATTAAATGAATATTTTAATAAGGTATAACTATGGATAAAGAATTATACGAAAAATTAAAGAAATATATCAACATTGCTTATGAGCAAAAAATGCTCAAAACTGATTATTCATATAATAATCAGTTCAGTTTTTTTATGACTATTTCAGACCAATACAGAAAAGAAAATTTTCATAGCGATTTGTTAAAAGTAATTCTGAATCCAAGTACTATTCAAATAGGAAATCCTGAATATTTAAGAAAATTCTTAAATATTATTGGATTAGATATGAATGTCTTTGGAAATAATCAGGAAATAAAAAATTATGTAAAAGTTGAAAGAGAAGAACATAAAGTCGATGTTCTTATAAAATATGATAAACCAGAAAATAAGAAAGCAATAATCATAGAAAATAAGATAAATGATGCTGTTGATCAGGATAATCAATTAGCACGGTATTATGAAGCTCTTACTAACGACGGATATGAAGTGTTGAAAATTCCGTATATTACTTTGTTTGGTGGAAAAATACCTGATTATGATAACTGGGATAATAAGTATAAAAATATCTCAAATAAGATATTTGATAAAACAAATCCTTTATTTTATGAACTACCGGTAAGTAATAAAGAAAAATGTTTAATTAAATTCCTTAATGATTGTATTGAATTTAACAAAACAGAGACTTCGAATAATAATAATCATTTATCGTTAGTTCTACTAGAACAATATAAACTCTTATTATCTAAATTAGTGGAGAATACTGAAATGACACCAGAAGAAATTAATAATATTAAAGAACTTTTTGAAGATAACAAAAAAGAAAAGCTTATTGCTTTGCTAAAAAATTGGGAGTTTAGAGGTAAATGTGCCTATGAGTATATTGTTAATAAATGTACTAAAGATGATGTTATACATATTAGTAGAATACATGGTTCAGAATGTCTTGTATTAGAAAAACAAAATAATTTTTATGAAGGAGTTTACCTTTATCCGGGAGACTCATCAATCCAAATTGGTTTTTATCGTGCAAATAATAATTGGGATGATTCAATTAAAAAAGAAGCAGAAAAATATCTCAAAAAAATATGCAATGATTTTTTCAATACCAAAATAGAAAGCAATTGGATTTATATATATAAAAACTGGTATTGTGTATATATTGAAATTGATACTTTTAATTCTTTTGATGAAATAAATACAAAATTTCGAAAAGCCTTAATTGAACTAAGTAAATTTAAAGAAGAATCTACTTTGGGGGGATGTTAATTTATGTATAACATAGTCTTAGAAACAAACGAAGCAACCGTAGTTACAGAATATACTCCTCTTAGAAAACGCCGTGCAGATTATCAAAGTGAAGCAGAACTTGAAAAGACGTTTATTCAGGATCTTGTTGAACAGGGTTATGAATATCTTGAAATAAAAACAGAAGATGACCTTGTTAGAAATTTAAAGGTAAAACTTGAAAAACTTAATCATATTACTTTTTCTGAACCTGAATGGTTACAATTTTATGAGCAGTATCTTGCAAATCAAAATGAAGGAATTGAAGAAAAGACTTTTACAATTCAAAGTGATTACATAAAGGTTCTTGGCCGTGATGATGGCTCTACAAAAAATATTTATCTTTTAGACAAAGAAAATATTCACAACAATTCTTTGCAGGTTATAAATCAGTTTACACCGGAAGGCGGCCGTTATTCCAACCGCTATGATGTTACTGTTCTTGTAAACGGATTACCTCTTGTTCACTGTGAATTAAAACGTCGTGGTGTAAATATCCGCGAAGCTTTTAATCAGATAAAGCGGTATCAGAGAGACAGCTTCTGGGCTGGTTCCGGGCTATTTCAGTTTATTCAGATTTTTGTAATTTCTAATGGAACTAATACAAAATATTTTTCTAACACAACACGTGAAAATCATATTAAAGAAATCTCTACAAAAAAAGGCAGCGGTAAAAAAACAAGTAACTCTTATGAGTTTACTTCATACTGGGCAGATGCAAATAATAAAATTATTAATGACCTTGAAGATTTTGCCCGCACTTTCCTTGCAAAACATACCATCTTAAATATTCTTACTAAGTATTGTGTTTTTGATACTTCTCATAATCTTTTGGTAATGCGACCTTATCAGATTGCAGCTACTGAACGAATATTGAACAAGATTATTATCTCAACAAATTATCATAAAGAAGGAACTATAGAAGCAGGCGGATTTGTCTGGCATACAACTGGTTCTGGTAAAACTCTTACATCTTTTAAAACTGCAATTCTTGCAAGCCAGCTTGATTGTATAGATAAGGTTTTGTTCGTTGTAGACCGTAAAGACCTAGACTACCAGACCATGAAAGAATATGACCGCTTCCAAAAAGATGCTGCCAATTCGAACAAGTCTGTTGCCGTTCTTAAAAAACAGCTCGAAGATGATAACTGCAAAATCATCATTACAACAATTCAAAAACTTGGAATCTTTGTTAAAAGTAATAAAGGCCATCCAATTTTTCAGAAGCATATTGTAATGATTTTTGATGAATGCCACCGTTCACAGTTTGGTGAACTTCATAAGGAAATTGTAAAAAACTTTAAGAAGTTCCATTTGTTCGGTTTTACAGGAACTCCAATCTTCCAGAAAAATGCTGGGGCCAATGGAGCTGGTGGCATAAGAACTACAGACCAGGCTTTTGGAGAAAAGCTTCATACATACACAATCGTCGATGCAATTAACGACCATAACGTTCTTCCATTCCGTATTGATTATATAAAGACAATCAAAATGAAGGATGGAATCAAAGACAAGGACGTTGCGGCCATTGATAAGGAAAATGCACTTTCTGCAAAGGAACGTATAGAGCAGGTTGTTTCATACATCATTGAACATTTTGATCAGAAAACAAAAAGAAATACCAATAGTGGGAAATATGAATTCAGAGCTCTTACAAATATAAAGGAAGTTGCAAAAGCACGCGACAGAAACAGCGTTCAGGAAGAAAAATCTCTGAAACATCTATCTGGTTTTAACTCAATGTTCTGCGTTCAGTCCATTGAAACTGCAATCAAATATTACAATGAATTCAAACGACAACTTGCAGAACATCCAGAAGTAGACCTCAAAGTTGGAATGATTTACAGCTTTGGAGCAAACGAAGCCGAAGATGAAAACGGTTTTGTTGATGATGAAAACTCAGATGATACAAGTGGACTTGATGTTGTAAGCCGTGATTATCTTGAAAGTGCAATCAAAGATTACAATGCATATTTCAAAACTGATTATGATACTTCTGCAGATAAATTCCAGAATTACTACAAAGATGTTTCCCTTCGAATGAAAAACAAGGAACTTGATATTCTGATTGTTGTAAATATGTTCCTCACCGGTTTTGATGCAACAACCTTGAATACTCTTTGGGTAGACAAGAATCTTAAAATGCACGGACTTATTCAGGCTTACAGCCGTACTAACCGTATTTTGAATTCTATCAAAACCTTTGGTAACATTGTTTGCTTTAGAGACTTGTCTGAACAAACTGACGAAGCAATCGCTCTCTTTGGCGATAAGGATGCAAAAGGTACAATTCTATTACGTAGCTTTGATGATTATTATAACGGCTTTACTGATGAAAAGAATAAATACCACAAAGGATATACAGAACTTGTTGATGAACTTCTTACTAAGTTCCCTTTGGATTCATTCAGAGAAAACGTAATTACACAGGAAGCAAAAAAAGAGTTCGTAATGCTCTACGGTGCGATTCTTCGCATGCGAAATATCCTTACAACATTTGATCAATTTGAGGGAGATAATCTTCTTCCTATAAATGACCTGCAGGATTACCAGAGCCATTACCTTGATATTCACTCAGAAATCAGACCAGGCGAAGAAGCCGAAAAAGAAAACATCAACGATGATATTGTCTTTGAAATGGAACTCATTAAACAGGTCGATATCAACATTGATTACATTCTTATGCTCGTAGCAAAATACCATGAATCAAATTGCCAGGATGCAACTATTCTTGTGGACATCAGAAAAGCAATTGGCGGAAGTATTGAGCTTAGAAGTAAGAAGGACCTTATTGAAGACTTCATTTCAAAAATCAATACATCAACAGATATTCAGAAAGACTGGCTGGAATACATCAAGAAAAAGAAGGTTGAAGAACTCGCTGCCATCACAGAGGAATTAAAACTTAAGCCTGAAGAAACTAAGGCCTTTGTTGAAAATGCTTTCCGTGATGGAACATTACGAACAACCGGAACCGACATTGATAAGATTCTTCCACCAACTTCAAGATTTGGTGGTGGTAACAGAAGTGAAGTGAAGAAGAATGTTATTCAAAGATTGACAGAGTTCTTTGAGAGATATTTTGGAGTATAATATATAAATAAATTAAAAAGTAAAAGGACAAAAAGTATGAGCGATGATAATGTTATAGATATAACAGATATGATATTTATGTTTTCTATAGATACACAAAAATATGGAAAACTAAATTTTTACATAATTGATGGAACTGTTAAAAAAGATGAATTATCAAAAATAATTTCTAAACAAGAAACAGATATAGATATTAAAAAAATCTTATTTAAAAAAACTTTTAAAGAAAACAAAAATAATATAAATATTAAAGATATTGATTTAACAGAAATTACTGATGAAGAATATAATAACTTTATAAAAGAATACTTTGAAAAACAATTTTATAAATATTCTTATGATAATAATCTTTCTATCAAAGAAAACATTGAAAAAGCATTCAATTTTGAAGATGAAAAAATTATAGAAGAATCTCACAAATTAGCTGACACATTAAGTATGAAATTAGATTCTCTAAAAACTTTAGGAGCTTCGTCATTATCAACTATGACAAACTTAAATAATAGTATTAGTCGATTATTTGAAAAACCAAAACCAATAAATATGCCGCCTATTAATTTTGAGCCTATTTTACATGAAGACCCCTCATTAAAGTATTGTAGAGAAATTGAAAATATATTAAGAAATTATTCAAACTTACAGTTACAAGTGAATAATCAACTGAATGAACAAGTACATACACTTTCAGAAACACTTATTGATTTAATAAAAGTAAATAATTCTCTTCAAGAACAAGAATACAATTCTGTACAACAACAAGCTGATGATTCTAAAAAGGAAAGTAAAAGAGCAAATATATTATCAATGGTAGCAATAACTATTTCAATATTAGCTCTTTTATTTGATATTATTTTTAATATATATTCATCTAACCAAAATGATAAGTTTACTAAACAAATTGAAGATAAAAAAATTGAATTATTACAATCACTTTCTGAAGATACAAAACAAAACGGAAATAAATTTAAAGAAGAATTTGAAAATCTAAATTCTTCACTCTTTAATATCAGTGAAAATGATATAACTCTTAATAGTTCTATTACTGAACTACAAAATAATCAAAAAGAAATAATAAGAGAAATTAAATCATTGAAAAAAAAGGAAAATACAACTAAATGACAGATTACTTATCAAGAGGACCTTACCTAGAACTTCTCAAAAATATTATTGAAAATCAAAATAAGACTAAAAAAGGTTTATCTTTTGCCATTGACGGTGAATGGGGGTGCGGAAAAACCTGGTTATTAAATGAGTTAGAAAAACAATTATCTAAAAATAAAGAATATTTAATTTTTCATTACAATGCCTGGGAAAATGATTATTATGACGAACCTCTTATTGCAATACTCTCTGTAATGATTGAAAAATTAAATGAAGTTACTAAACAGAAAAGTATTTATGAATCAACGGTTGATGTATTATTAAATGAAGTTCTGAATGATTTAAAACTACTTATTTGTGGAATGGTTCAAGAAGTAACAAAATTTGATTTAGAAAAATCTATAAATCATAAAAAAGGAATATTCAAACGAATTACACAAGGAACAAAAATTGTAACAAAAGATATCGATAATCTGCTTCCTTTAAAAAATACAATAACTGTTGTTAGAAATAATATTATAAAATTATCCAATAAGTTAAACATAATTCTTGTGGTTGATGAACTTGATCGATGCTTACCTGAATATTCTATAAAAGTTTTAGAAAGATTACATCATGTTTGTAATGAAATGCCTGTAATTCAGATTCTTGCTATCAATAAAAAGGATTTGTCTTTTGGTATAGCAAAAGTTTTTGGAATGAATACACAAGGATATGATAATGAAAAATTTGCAGATAAATATCTTCAAAAATTTATACAGTTAATAATCACTCTGAATAACGGAAATATTACAGAAGAAGAAAATATTCTTAATGGAATTGATGAAGGATTTTCTGATGCACTTGTAATTGAAAAGCCTCAACTTATTGAGTTTTATAAAAATTTAATGGATGGAATAAATTCAAGAACTCAGAAGCAAATTTGTAAACAAGTTTCTTTAGTTCATAAACTAACAGTACTTAGTGGTCATGAAATGAAATATTACTCTTATGGACTACTTTGTTGTGAGTTAATGTATTGTATAAAATTTATTTTCTTGAAAGAGAAGTCTGATTTTAATATACAGCATATACAAGGTAATATATTTAAGATTCAATCTTCAAATATAAATGACAAATATCAAATAATTAATCCTCAACTTTTTTATGCAAATCTAGATAAGATTTTTAGAACTGAATATCAAGTTGTTACTGATATTCAAATAAGCCCTAGAGAACAGGATAAACAATTATCAGGATTTATGTGTGATAAATGTTCTGCACAGCTTATGAACTATTTTGTCGATCAATATTATGTAGCAACAAAATGGCCAAATGTTTATTTAATGGATGAAATATTTAATTCAGAAAGAGATTTTTTGAAATCCTTCAAGAAAATATTAAAGCAATTTTAATAAAATAATTAAAGTTGTTCACATTTGAACAAAACTGCTTAATCACTTCTTCACACATTTAAACACACGGTTAATAGTATTTGGCCTTACACTGTAAGCATGAGAATACAGGGTAAAGACTGCACACTGACTGTGGCAAGAGACGGTGAATTTATTCCAATACCATACAGCGAGGAAACTGTAAGACAAACGTCAAAAGGCTATTCTTTGCCTTCGTGTATCGGACAAAGGAACAGGGATAAAACAATTGTTACTGGAAAAAAGATTGAAGGCTGTTTTACAACACGCCTTGAGCACAGTAACATTATGAGCCTGTTCCTTTTGTTTTTTTATCTCAATCAAGGCTTTGATATTTATGTAGACCGAGGCTTTGAAAAAATCATCTACAAGAATATTAACACCTGCGGATTTGAACTTCGAGGTGATAACGGAGAGTCTTTTAAGCTACGTGTGGATGTAAAAGAAAATGAAGATTCTTTTACTGACAACTGGCCTTTGACAATTCCTGATTTGAGTTGGGAAAGACAGCGCACATATTTTTATGACGGGAAGAGTGTAAGCTGCGACTTAAAAACTATACCTCTTGTTTACCGCTTTGAACTTACAGCTTCTTTTAATGAGAAAATCAAATACCAGATTAAACTTTATTTTCCTTTAAGCTCTGAGCATTACCCGGTAAACGACCGGATAGAAAAACTTAGCATTGTAATAGACCAGAAAGACGGCATTACTTTGGATGTATACGACCTTGTGCCTTCTGGCGGGCTTTGTGATATAAACTGCTCTGATACAGTTTTGTGTAATCAGCTTTTTGATGTGACCGGCATTGTTGTTTTGACTATGCGCAATGAAAAAGAGTTTACCCAGATAATTTTATGAATGTTAATGAGTTATTTAAATAGTCAAACACACTGTTGATAGGCATTGGGCTTAGACTATAACCATGAAGTTTTATGAAGTTCCGCCGGAAGTTGATAATGCAATTAAAAACACAAGCATTCGCACATTTGTAAGAGTTGTTTTTGAACTTGCTGACGGTGATGTTTATATCCGCGACAGTGATGTTCTTGAATGTGTAATGACTTCATATAAAAGTGAAGACGGTGGAATTGTAAATCTTGGAGAACTTCTTTTAGATAACACTCATGGCTCTTATGATTTAGAGCAGCATGCTGAACTTGTACCAGGGCTTGGAGTTCAGATCTGGTATTGCTTTGGAGAGAGAACAAATACATTTTTCCGTTTCCATATGTTTGTGGATGCAGACGGATTTCAGATTCAGGAAACAGGTTTTTCTAACAAGACTTGTAAAATAAAATTGATAGACCTTTCTAAAAAGCTTGATGATCAAAAACTTCAGAGAAACTGGACTGATGCACAGACTGTTGTTCATAGCCTTGTTTGTGACAAACTGCATCCAGAGAATTCTTTAGTTCATATTATTGCAGCTCGCGGTGGAATTAATGCAAATGAGATAAACTGCGGAACTCTTCCTTTTGATATTCCTTATGTAGTTGTTGCCGGTTCTGCATGGAAAGAACTTTGTGCATTAGCTAAAGCTTACAACGCTGTTGTTGAATGTGGTAAGGATATGACTATTTCATTTATTGAAAGTCCTTATGATTCAGGAAACGAATATAACGATGACAGTTGCTTTAGTCTCAATGAATGTGAAATTACTCATTACAGATTTTTTAATAACAGAGAAAAGTATGCGAATAATGTTCGCTTGAAATATACACGTTATGTGCAGATGGAACGTCAAGAGCTCTGGTCTTACTCGGATGCGCCTGTTTGGTATGACGAAGATATGAAACCATACTATCCGTTTACGGATGATAGCCGCAAGATAATTTCTGATAACGATTACCAGGCGATTTATACAGCTAAGAATGATGAAGGTAAAACTCGTAATGTTGTTTACGCTGATTCGATTGACAGTGAAGCCGAATTCTTAGAAGCCATGGAAGTGACCGGCGAGGATAAACCTGTTGTAATTCAGTATGACATTACGACTTATAAAGATAGAGCCATTGTACAGCTTGGAAGAGATGGAAAACTTATTGGAGTTCGAAAGGCTGCAATTACTGGCCGTGCAATTATTTCAGAAACTAACTACAGCGTGTTTGTAAAAGATGATGAAGAGATTGCAAGTCATGGCCAGATTGTAAGAAACATTACATCTAAGTTTTTAAGTGATGATGTATTTGATGGGGAACCATTCTGCCAGAGACGTGCTAAAGATTTCCTTTCTGAATGTGTGAACTGTAAGGGTGCTTATTATCTTACAACTTTTATTCCTCTAATCCATGCCCGTGTGGGGGCTTTTATGGATATCCGCCTTAATACAAAAAATGGATTTAAGAAAGTGAGAATTGATGAACTCACATTCAGATATAAAAAAGAAGAAGCATTCAGCAGTGAATTGTGGGTTACGAGAGTTTAGGAGGGGAAGTGGGAAAAGAAGGAATTAATGAAAGTGAAACTAAGTGTCTGATTGATTCTATCAACGGACTGAAAGTTGAGCTTAGCGGATTTAGGTCTGAAATGAAGGAATTTAAGAGAACTGTTGAAATCAAAATTGATTCTCTTGATTCAAGAAGTACTGCCTGCCAGTTTAATCCGAATGTTTGTGCAACGGCGAGACGTCTTGAAGAACATATTAAAAATGACAGCGGAAAAGCTGGAAGAACAACTGCAATTATTGCCTGTGTTATTTCGTGCTTTAACGTTGCTGTAACAATTATCACTTTGATTATAAATGGGAGTTGATATGGAAAATGTAAATCTTAGAATGCGGCTGATGCTGGAATCTGAAAAAGAGATTGTCGCAAAACTTAGTGAAGCTGAACGTTACCGCTACTTTCTTGGACGTATGCAGTTTTTGAAATATGAAAGCGGAAAGGAAAATCTTTTGACTTCTGACTGTTCGGGTTCTGTATGCCTGGCTCTACTGCTTGCGACCGGTTGTGCGATTCGTGTAACGGCTGATGCTTTGTTTAAGAAATATTTTACAAAGAAGAATCCGGATAAGGATGACATACAGGCAGCTTTCTTTATGACGCTGTATGACAGAAAGCTTGGTCCAAGGTTGTACAAGGAAAATGAGATTTGCCATGTAGCCGGTCTTTGCGGTCGCGATGTAGTGCTTAACTGTGTAGAGCCTTATTCGGAGCTTAGAAGCCTTTCTGATATGAAGCCCTGGTACAACGCAAATGATTACAGAATTATTGTGCGTGGCTTAGACCGCGAGGCTTTGCAGCAAGCCTCTGATGATAACGTGGATTTGTTTGGAGCTGATTACCAGTTTGAGCAGATTCGTAATGCAATTGATGGAGCACGCGGATGATTGGATTTAGATTTACAAGACTTATTGAAAAGCTTTTGAGCGTAAAGTTTGTGATTTTTATTGTTGCTACTGTGCTTCTTTGTTGTGGTGTTCTAGGCGGAGCTGAATGGCTGACTGTGGCTCTTACTGTGATTGCAGGAAGAGAGTTTCAGAAGTTCAAGGACTTTAAGTTTACAAGGAAGGTGACAAGTGAAGAAAGTCTGGGAAGTGATTAAGAAATGCCTGGTATGGCTTGGCACAATAATTGCGGCTGTGACGGCCATATGTTTTTGTAAAAAAATAGGTTCATCGGAACGTATAGATTTTGATGAAAAGGAGGATGCGGATGAGATTAACAGAAAGGCTGCTGCCAAACGTGAAGAAGCAGTTTCTCGTATTTCTAATACTGATGCCCGTACTTTGTGTGAATCTTACGGCTCAGTCTGCGACACAATCAGCGACGGAAAAGAAAGATTCAGAAGACGCTGCAAGCGAACTGACGATTGAGAAAGTTATGGAAATTGCAGAGGAAGAAATTGAACGTACTGCTCAAGAGGCAGTTAAGGCTGCTTTACTGGAAGTTGGTGGCGAGCTTGCTTTTGAAAAAGAGAGAGCTGACCAATTGGAAGCGGCGAAGATGAATCTTGAAATGGAAAATATAAAATTAAAGGCGGAAGTACAGAAGAAGAATAATCAATTCTTTTATGGAGCTTTGATTGGTGGAACTGGTGGAGTAATTATTACTTCACTTATATTTGGAATTATTTCTGGAGTGTGTAAATGATAACAAGTAAAGGAAAGTTTAAGGGATTGGTTACTGTTACGGTTCGCGATTGTAACGGTCATATTAAGTATTACAAGAATGGATTTTGGAGAAGTCTTTTAAGGCTTCCTCATAAACCAATGATTACAAAACATCATAATACGATTACGACCATCGGCGATAACCTGATTGCTGATTTGATGATAAGTAATCCAACACAGAACAAGGTGGATGCCACAAACGGCTATATGCTTGTTGGAACCGGCTGGACCGGAAGCACACCAAAGAACAACACCAGCGTAAACACTGCAACCGGAACATACAAAAAACTTGATTCAGGTTTTCCAAAAATCAAAGGAAGCTTTGGAGCTGCAAACGGAAATGTAGTTCTTTACAGGGCTTCATTTGCAGCAGGTGATTTGAATGCAAATGGAATCAATGAAGTAGCCCTAATGAACGGAAATACTGCGGCTAGCAAGTGCCTTGCTTATGCTCAGATTACACCTTCTGTAAATGTTACTTCTGCAGACAGCCTGCAGATTGACTGGCAGATTACTGTAAGCGGTTCTTAATATGAGTAACTCTATTGTTGGTAACAACGGAACTCCGACCCAATGTCTTTCCTGGTATGAAACTGAAATTGATGAAGATGAATATGAGGACATGGAAGGTGAGCTTGTTGATGAAGAGAATGTTTTTGGACGAAGGGCAATTGTTCCTAAAAACTCTAATTCAAATACCGTAACTGTTTTCTTCTATTATTATGCTCCAACTTCGGAATGGTATTGGAATTACAATTATGGGCTTAATTATAAGCCGGTTATTCCAGTTGTATTTGCAGCAGATGCTAACTGGAATCTGACACAGTGCCTTAATTCATATTTTTCAGAAACTTCTTTTACCGGGCAGGCTAATGGCTGGAAAGCTCTGAATGTAACTTTAACTCGTAAGCTTGTAGAAGGTGAGCGGATTGTCTTTGGCGTTTATTCAGATCTAATTGGTTATGCATCAACTGGAGAAATTGAAGACGCTGATACCACTATGGCTTACTTTTATTGGACCCGTGCAAAGAGAAGAGATTATTCTTCACAGATTTCATATATAAGTTCGCCTGAGTTTATAAGCCAGCAGAGAAACATTTTTAATGACTATGAAATATGTCTGTATCTGCAGTATGAGAATGAGCCGGATGGATTTTTCTATACTCGTTCTGTTATTGGTAATGTTAGTGTTACAGGCTCTTTTTATGGTCGAAGCCTTGGAGTAAAAAGAGCTTTGACAAATAGCACCTTCTTTTCTGATTCATCATTTAGAAGTCTCAGAAAAATAATTATGAAATCTGAAGATATTGTTTTTTTGGATACTGTGCAGAAACTGCTTTTGATTTTGAGAAACTGTTTTAGTACAAGTGAAGTTAATGAGGAAATAAATAAGCAATCTATTTTCAAAAGACTTTTTGAAAGTTCTGTTGAAAATGAAGAGGCTGTATTACGGTATGGAGAGAGTTTCAGGAGTTTTGAAGATTCAGTAACTATTGATGAAGTTCCTCTGGCTTCAAGAATCTTTTACAGGGCTGTTGAAACTGTGCTAAGTTTCTGGGATTGGCTTCGTGGAAAAATCCGTGAGGCTAATAATGTTGTGACTTTGTATTGTCCGATTTCGGATGAAATTACTTTGGACTGTAAAATATGAAATGGATTTTTAAGGCGAAATCAAAACTAAGAATTCTGATTGATACTCATTGTGATTTATCGGGCTATGCGGAAGTGACTATATGTGCAAAAAAGCCTGATGATTCTGTTGTGAATTTTCCGGCTGTTGTGAAGGATGAAGAAAAAGGAATTATCTTTTATGACGTTGTTGATGAAAATGATTTTGATATAAGTGGCTGGTGGATATTCTGGCCAGTAGTTCTTTTTGATGATGACAGAACTGCCGCAGGGCGGGCTGTAAAAGTTTTTGTTCATGAAGTTGGTGCAATATGAAAAAAAAAGATCAGGATAATTATATTCCCATAGATATCTGGCGTGATGCAAAAGAATTTTATGTGAGTCTTAAAGACGATGTGGAGATTTATAAAAAGTTTAAGTGCTTTCCGGATATGAAGCAGAGCGAAGAAGCTGACAAGTTTGTGGCCTGGTTTAATATGGAAAGATTTGCAGATTATCCTGGTTCTTTGATTTTAATAAATGAACATATTGGAGAGATTATTAAAAATGTCAGTTCTTATAATTTGCTTGATGGATATGAGCAGCTGCAGTTTAAGCTGATTCAGTTATACAGGCTTTTGAAAGAAAATGGAATGATTAATGAGTGAGATGGATTTTTCAAAAAAAGAAAGGGCTGCTCTTGAAGAGATAGGTCTTGAAATGAAAGCGAATAAGTATGTGAAAGGTGAAATGCAGTTCACTGACCTTACGAATACGCTTTACTTTTTGAGGGCTTATCAGGATATTATCCGCTACTGTAAAACTCTGGATAAATTCCTTGTCTGGAATGGAACTAACTGGGAATTAGATGTAAGAGGATTTGTTGAAGAACGTATTCCGATTTTTATTCACCAGATGTACAGAATCCAGCGTTATATCCCGGACCAGCTTTTGAAACAGGACTTTGAAAAGCATCTGATAAAAAGTGAAAGCTTTAGACGTATTCAGGCGATTATAGGTCTTTTGAAAATGCAGCCTGCAATTAAGGTAATAGAAAAAGATCTTGATACTGACAACTACCTTTTTAATGTAGATAAACTTACGCTTAATCTTAAAACCGGAAAAGCTAAAGAACCGAATATCAAACATTTGATAACTAAGAAAAGTAACTTTATTTATGATAAGGATGCAGACTGTCCGACCTGGAAACTTTTTCTTATGCAGATTTTTGAAAAGGATGAGAGCCTTATCCGTTACATTCAGAAGGCCTGCGGTTATGCTTTGAGCGGAGATGTGAGCGAGCAGTGTCTTTTTATTTTGTGGGGAACAGGTGCAAATGGTAAATCAACTTTCTTGAATGTTCTTTTGTACCTCTTTGGTGATTATGCCTGTACCACTATGATTGATACCTTTATGAAGAAAACGAATGACAAGAGTAATGATATTGCGCGTCTTAAAGGACTTCGTTTTGTTACAACGAGTGAAATTGAACAGGGAAAGCAGATTAATGAAAGTCTTATGAAAAGTGTAACTGGTGAAGATTCTCTGACTGCAAGATTTTTGTACGGCGAATATTTTTCTTTTAAGCCTACGTTCAAGATTTTTATGGCTACTAACCATAAGCCGAAAATCCGTGGAGCTGATAACGGAATCTGGCGACGAATCAAGATGATTCCTTTTACTGTCACTATTCCGCCAGAACAGCGGGATAAAAAATTAACTGAAAAACTGATTGCAGAAAATTCTGGAATCTTAAACTGGCTTATTGCCGGATATGCTATGTGGAAAAAGGAGGGACTTGGAGAAGAGCCTGAAGTTGTAAGGGCTGCGAATGAAGAATACCGAATGGATATGGATGCTGTTGGGACATTCATTAATGATTGCTTGGAACTTGATGCAAGTTTACAGTGGAGGCTTCATACTAAGATTCTGTATGAAACTTATATGAAGTGGTGCAATAAAAATAATGAACATATTATGTCACAGAAGTGGCTTAGTCTGAGAATGGGGGAGAAGGGCTTTAAGCGACTTGTAAGCAACAGCCAGCGATGGTGGCTTGGTCTTACTGTGAAGCCGGAATGGCGAGGATTTGTAAAATGAAAAAAGAAGTATTGGAAAAATTACAAAAGTTTTTGTGGGAAGAGATTTTCTATTATGATGGAATTAAACCTTTGGCTAATGGATTTCAAGTTATTAAACCTTGCGAGTTTTATGACGGATTTTTAAAGAAGTATAAGAAGCTGGCCAAGGATATCAGGATGAAGGATTGTACTGTGAGTAATTGGAAGGACGGAATTCTGATTAACTATTGTGCTAACGGATGGCTTAACTGCGAGAATACTTCTATCTTAATTTTGATGGTGGACCAGGCTTTGAATAAGTTTGATCCTGATAAGCAGCTTGGGAAAGTTTATCTGAAATATTCTTCTGTTGAACAGGACCGGAAGTGGGAGCCAATTATAATGACGGATTAAAAAAAGGCTCTGTCCAGTAAACTATTAAACCTGGACAGAGCCACTTGCGGAGAGAATAAAAAAATGATACCAAAAATTGTTAATAGCACGTTTTGAATGATGATACATTTTTTTTATCTGAAAGGGGTGGGGGAAAATATTAGTGCTTATTACAAAAGGCTCTCCCCGTTAGCGAGGGTCGTGGGTGTCTGGACATCGGAGAGAGAGGGAAGCTTATAAACAAGTTATATATAATTTATTTTATTTTTTTTGTATTAAATTTTTCTCTCAGATATTTGATTATTTTAAGTGCTGTCGTATGTATGTTTTCTGTGATAGAATCAATATCTTTAAAAAAATCATCATTGATGGAAATGTTTGGAGACAAATATTTTTTGATTTTTTCATCATGAAACTTTTCAATTCTATCACAATTTTTTAAAATTTCAGGAAAATAAAAGTGTGAAATTGATCGAATTTTTAATAATTCATTACTAAACTCTCTTTGTCCTAATTCTAACTCTTTTTCATTTTCTGGTGTTAATTTATAACCAGTCATTAAAGAAATATTTATTTTACTTGAAAAAGTATAATCTTGTCTTTCTAAGGCTAATAAAGAAGAAATAAGTTCAAATGCTTTTTCTTTTATTTTATTATTTTCTTCAATGTCTGATTTGTTTTTTATTTCTTTTTTAGTTTTAGATAATGAAAAAAAATGATTCAAAATTACTACTAATATTGAAACAGCTAAAGGAGCAAATGTTTTTATTATTTCGAAAATTTTCAT